TTGTAGAGGGGTCCCACCACAGACACATTGCAGATAAATTTAATAAATTGGCGTCGGGTGAAATAAACCGGTTGATCATTAACATGCCGCCTAGACATACAAAATCTGAATTTGCATCTTACTTGCTACCAGCATGGATGGTGGGCCGTGATCCAAAGCTCAAGATTATTCAAGCAACACACACAGCAGAACTCGCAATACGATTTGGTCGTAAAGCAAAGAATTTAATCGACAGAGAAGATTACGCAAAAATTTTTAAAACAACTTTACAAGAAGACTCTAAAGCAGCGGGACGTTGGGAAACATCACAAGGTGGTGAATACTTCGCAGCCGGTGTCGGTGGAGCAATAACAGGTAGAGGAGCGGACCTACTGATCATTGACGATCCACATTCAGAACAAGATGCACTATCACCTACAGCGATGGAGTCAGCTTACGAGTGGTATACATCAGGTCCACGACAACGTTTACAACCAGGTGGTAAAATTGTTTTGGTCATGACTCGTTGGACAACAAAAGATCTAACAGGTATGTTGGTCAAGAATCAAACAGAACCTAAAGCTGATCAATGGCACGTGGTCGAATTTCCAGCAATCATGGACCACGGATCAAAGGACGCAAAACCGGTATGGCCGGAATATTGGAAACTCGACGAACTAGAGAAGGTTCAAGCAACACTGCCCACGGGCAAATGGAACGCGCAGTGGATGCAAAACCCTACAGCAGAAGAAGGAGCTATATTAAAACGTGAGTGGTGGCGTAAGTATACGCACGAAGATATACCCGAACTACATCACGTCATACAATCTTACGACACAGCTTTTTTAAAAAAAGAAACAGCCGACTACTCGGCGATCACTACGTGGGGTATTTTCTATCCATCAGAAGACGAAGGCGCTAATTTAATATTACTCGATGCTATCAAAGGCAGGTACGAGTTTCCTGAACTTAGACGTTTAGCGTTGGAACAATATCAATACTGGAAGCCTGAAACGGTGATTGTTGAGGCGAAAGCATCAGGTTTGCCATTAACGTACGAGCTGAGAAAGATGGATATACCAGTCGTGAACTTTACACCCTCAAAAGGTAACGACAAGCATGCCCGTGTAAATGCTGTTGCACCTTTGTTTGAATCTGGTATGATATGGAGTCCTGAGCAAAAATTTGCTGAGGATGTCATTGAAGAGTGCGCAGCGTTCCCATATGGCGATCATGATGACCTTGTGGATTCTACGACACAAGCGATTATGCGATTCAGGCAGGGCGGTCTGATCGGTCACCCTGAAGATTACGTAGATGAAAAGGCAGAGAAACCAAATAGGAACTATTATTAATGAGTATAATTAAAGGTCTATTCGTAGGATTAAAAAATCAAAAGGTTATTCCTTTTAATCAAATGACTCCTGAGTTACACAATCAGATTAGTAGTGGTCTTGCGAAACTCATGATGGCTGCAAAAATGACAAAAGCCAAACTGACAAAGTCACAAAGAGAATACATAGTAAACCAGGCAAAACAGGTTCAAGAATTTGAAGATAGATATATTACAAAAATAAAAGACAGCGCTGGTAATATTATTAAAAAAGGTAAAGAAAAAGTAGCTGATGTTTTTGATTTAGAGGGTAGAACTCTTGATCCAAGTAAAACTATCATGGGTGGTACACAAGAAGGTGCCGCACTTAAATCAGGAATTATGAAAGCAACAGGAGCTAAACCAACAAAAGTTCCAGACACTATGAAAAAACGTATAGAAGATAAATATGGAATAAAATTAAAAGGTGATGAAACCATGGGTGAAATACAAAAACTTATTGATGATCTACCAACTAAAAAAGCAGACGGTGGACGTATTGGTTTAAAAGAGGGTAAAGGAATGTTTGAAGAATTATTTTATAGTAAAGATAGACCTATACTTTCTGGTTTAAACACTGCAGCGTTATTTGATTTAGTTGTAGCTGCAAAAGATGCAGCTGGACCTCTTTTAGGTTTTGCAGATGGCGGACGTATTGGTTACAAAGATGGACCCGACCAACCTGGTAGAAGAAAGTTCATGAAAATAGCTGGTGGTATTTTAGGTGCACTACCTTTTGGAGGCGCTAAACTATTAAGTAAAGCAGCTCCTGTGGTTTCAAAAGCAGCCGAGCTTACAGGACCTGCTTTAAATAAAATTGTAGAAACCGTTATGACTTTTGGTAAAATGGTTTCGTTAAAAGGTAAAAGAGTAAAAGAGATGGTGACTAAAAAGAAACACGAGGGTGTTGAAGTTACAGAAGATGTTGGAGATGGTAGTTATATTATCAAAAAAGGTGATAAAGAAATTTATTACAAACCAGGTAGACAAGATGAAACTGGCGGCTTTGAAGATGACATCATAGAAGTTATTGAAAAAAGAATTGAAAGAGCAGGCGGTGGCGGTATCGGCTATATGTTAGGAGAATAATGAAGTTCGGTCCTAAAGAAACAAAACAATTAAACGAGTATTTACGAACTGGTAGAAATAGAAACAGACAATTCTTAACCACACAATTAGTGGACGATTTAGAATCAGGTTCTTTTAACATGGCCGATGGTGGTCGTATTGGATTTAGAAAAGGCACACCTATAGAAGACTACCCTCCTGAAGTTCAACAACGTATTAAAGATTATGGTGTAGAAAAATATAATAAATTAAATAAGAATCAAAAATACGATATTCGTAATCCTAAACGTTTAAACAAAACATTTAATTTTAAATTTAAGGGTAATAAATTTCCAACTCAAGTGCTCGGTTTAAAAGATGCTAGTGCTAAAAACATACAAGATTTATTAAATATAATTGAAAAAAATCCTAATATTACACCTGAGCAATGGTTTGCAAAAACTAGTAAAGTAAAAGGTGCTTCATCAGGATTAGATCAATTATCAAGAGATTTATTAAAATATATTAAAGGCGACTTTGATGCAATTAAAGGTGCAACCTCTAAAGAAACTTTTGATAAATTAAATATTAAAAATTTAATTAAAGATGAAATACCTAATTTAAAAAATATTTCTGGGAAAGCTTTTAGACAATCTGTTGGAACTGCTGCCCGTGCTAAAAAAGCAGTCACTAATACATTTGAGGCAGTAATGAGATTAAACGAAGAGTTTAAATTAGATCCAGATGTTGACATAGAGGAATTAGCAGAGCAGCTTTATGGTAAAGGTGCATCAAAAAGTGTTCCTTTAATGAATCAAACTAGAAATGATGTAGCAAGATATGTTGAAGTTTTAAAAACAGGAACTAGAAGAAATTTAAATATACCTAATTTTAAATATCCTTCACCCGACAAAGCAGCAGATATTTTAGATTCTATTGCTGATAGATCGGGAAATTTTGGATTTCAAGAAGGGGTTATTCGTGATTTAAAATTTAGCATAAGAGATGATTTATTAAAACTTAAAAAAGGTACGACCACAAATCTAAGAAGAGTGTTAAGTGATTTGATAAAAGGTAAAGGAGATGTAATAGATGAGGCTGTTGGTCTTTCAGCTACATTTGAGGATGCTCCTGGTTATACAGAGGCAACACAAGTTGTTAAAGGTAAAATTAACAAACAAAAGGCTAATACTATTGACAAACCTTTTTCTGCACTACTTAAAAAATTAAAAACTAATTCTGCAACTACAAAAGAAATAAATGATTTTAATACTATTTCAAAAAGATTTATGAAAGAAACAGGGGTAGACTCTCCTATAATTAAATCTGGTAAAAATTTAAAACCAGAAAAATTTATTAAAAGTTTTAAAGATTATTCTCCAGAAGCTCAAGCAAATATACAACAATTAGCTAAAGAAAATAATTTTGTAATTCAAACAAAATCAGAGCCATTAAAAAATGTTGTAAGTTCTTTACAAAAAAATAAACCTTTAAAAGATAAAATTCTTTCAGGTATTGGAAAAGCAGCAAAAGTAACAGGCAAAGTTTTAAAACCTTTAGGTTATGGTGTGGTAGGACCTATCGCTGTTTCTACAGCAGTAAAATCTGCTGAAAAACAAGGCTTAGATTTAAATTTATTAGATAAAGCTATGGCGTTTGAATCTGGAGATCCAGAGGTAGCTATTAACATGGCAAAAAGAAGAGTAGATCCAGAATTTGCTGCACAACAAAGAGCAAAAGATTTAGCACAGATGTCAGATGATTTTCAAGAGGTAGGACAACAACCCATGAACATAGATTTAACAATGCCTAGAGCATTTGCTATGGGTGGTTTATCAGGTGGTGATAAGTCAGGCCCACCACCAGAAAGAGGACCTAATCCACAAGGGTTGCTATCATTAATGAAACGTGGTATGAAAATATAGGAGTAGTAAATGGCAGAAATAGAAAAAGGACTCCCGAACACTAGAACTAAAATTGATGTCCCTTCAGATGAAGAGATAGCACAAGAAGTTGCCGTTCAGGAACCAGAAGAACAAAAAGGACCAATAGAAGTTATACCAGAAGAGGATGGTGGTGTAACATTAGACTTTGAGCCAGGATCTATCAACGTACCTGGAACTGAATCACATTTCGATAATCTTGCAGATCTTTTACCAGATGATGTACTAGAACCAATTGGTAATGAAATGGTTCAAAATTATATGGACTATAAAACATCTAGAAAAGATTGGGAGCAAGGATACATACAAGGTTTAGATCTTTTAGGATTTAAATACGAAAACAGAACAGAACCATTTCAAGGAGCTTCAGGTGCAACACACCCAGTAATGGCAGAAGCTGTTACACAATTTCAAGCACAAGCATATAAAGAATTATTACCAAGTGATGGACCGGTTAGAACACAAATCATTGGTGTAAAAAATCCTGCAACAGAACAGCAAGCACAACGTGTAAAAGATTTTATGAATTATTTAGTTATGGATCAGATGAAAGAATATGAAGCTGAGTTTGATTCCATGTTGTTTCATCTACCATTAGCTGGATCAACATTTAAAAAAGTTTACTATGATGTAAACCTGGGACGAGCTGTATCTAAGTTTGTGCCAGCAGATGAATTAATCGTTCCGTACACGGCTACCTCATTAGACGATGCGGAAGCGATTATTCATACAATTAAAATATCTGAAAACGAATTAAGAAAACAACAAGTCAGTGGTTTTTATAGAGACGTAGAGTTAGGACCACCAGGCAGTGTCGAAAAAAATGAATTAGAGAAGAAAGAACGTGACCTTGAAGGTAGTAAAAAAACTGGTAAGAACGAACCTGTTTATACTTTATTAGAGTGTCATGTTAATTTAGACTTAGAGGGTTTTGAAGAGGTCGGTGCAGATGGGCAACCGACTGGAATAAAATTACCTTACATCGTAACTGTTGAAGAAGGTAGCCGATTAGTTCTCTCTATACGGAGAAACTATGCGCCCAATGATCTAAAGAAAAATAAGATCCAATATTTTGTCCACTTCAAATTTCTGCCAGGACTAGGGTTTTATGGCTTTGGACTCATTCACATGATTGGCGGATTGAGCCGTACCGCAACGGCGGCTCTCCGTCAATTACTAGACGCAGGTACTTTATCAAACTTACCAGCAGGATTTAAACAAAGAGGTGTAAGAGTTAGAGATGAAGCAGCACCAATACAACCAGGTGAATTTAAAGATGTTGATGCACCGGGCGGTAGTTTACGTGATGCGTTTTTTCCTCTACCATATAAGGAACCTTCTCAAACATTATTAAATCTTTTAGGAATTGTTGTCCAAGCCGGACAAAGATTTGCTGCGATAGCTGACATGCAAGTAGGTGATGCAAATCAAGCAGCAGCTGTTGGAACTACAATTGCACTACTAGAACGTGGTTCAAGAGTCATGAGCGCAATACACAAAAGATGTTATGCAGCTATGAAAAACGAATTTAAATTATTAGCAAAAGTTGTATCACAATATTTACCACCAGAGTATCCCTACGATGTTGTCGGTGGTGCAAGAAATGTAAAACAAGCTGACTTTGATGATAGGATAGATGTAGTGCCAGTTGCAGATCCAAACATATTTTCTATGTCTCAAAGAATAACACTTGCACAAACACAATTACAAATAGCAACATCCAATCCACAGCTACACAACATGTATCAAATATATAGAAACATGTATGAAGCAATTGGTGTTAAAAATGTTGATGCAGTTTTACCTGCACCGGCACCAAACATGCCGATGGATCCGAGTTTAGAACATATTAATGCACTTGCAGGCAAACCTTTTCAAGCTTTCCCTGGTCAAGACCATAGAGCACACATTACAGCTCACTTAAATTTTATGTCAACTAACATTGTAAGAAATAATCCTGCAGTTATGGCAGCGATACAGAAAAATATTTTAGAACATATTAGTTTAATGGCACAAGAACAGGTGCAATTAGAGTTTAGAGAACAAATGCAACAAATGACAATGATGCAACAGCAAGCTGCAATGAATCCACAAGTCCAACAACAGCTTCAAGCGCTAACAAATGAGATTGAAGCAAGAAAATCTGTGTTAATTGCAGAGATGACAGAGGAATTTATGAAGGAAGAGAAGCAAATTACATCACAATTTGATGGTGATCCTCTTCTAAAACTAAAATCACGTGAAGTTGACTTGCGTGCGATGGAAAATGAGCGTAAAAAAGACAATGATGAGGCACAAATTGACCTTGCAAGAGCAAGATTAATGCAACAAGGCGAAATTGCAGAAGATAAAATGGAACAAAACGAAGATTTAGCAAAATTACGAGCTGGAGTTAGCCTTGCAAAGACCGGAGTGCAACAAGCGGCAATAGTTACGGAGGATGATTAATGGCATTGAACAAAAAAGGTAAAAAAATTATGAAATCCATGAAGAAACAATACGGAAAAAAGAAGGGTGAAAAGATATTCTATGCATCTAAGAACAAAGGTGTTATAAAGGGAGTGAAAAAAGGAGCATAAATGCAAAAACTAGACAAAATTAAAGATGTTAAAGTTGCAGAGCAGAGTGTTGAAGTAGATCCTAGATCTAAAACTACTGCAGATGGAGCTTTTAACTTAATTGCTACAGGAAAACCTGAAATGCCAGTTGGCGGACAGAAAAGAATGTTAGCAGAGAAAAAAAGAAGTTCTAAAGCGTACTAATATGTGGTTATCGGCAATCAAATTAGCCGTTTCTGCTGGAAGTAAAATTTACGCTAACAAGCAGAGAACGAAAATGGCCATGTCTGAGGCACAATTGATGCATGCTCAGAAAATGGCTGAAGGTCAGGAAGCTTACCAAGGTAAACTTCTAGAGGCCCGACAGTCCGACTGGAAGGATGAGGCGGTTTTATTGATACTCAGCGCGCCCATAGTGGTGCTTGCGTGGGCGGTTGTGAGTGACGATCCAACTGCTATGGACAAGGTAAAATTGTTCTTCGAATATTTCTCGTCTCTCCCTTCATGGTTTACAAACCTGTGGATCCTTGTAGTTGCGAGCATATATGGTATAAAAGGCACACAAATTTTTAGAAACGGAGGAAAAAAATAATGTCAAACTATTTTAACCTAGGTAAACTTGCTGTTGAAAAAGGACCTAAAGTTTTTAAAGGTATTAAACAAGCTGTTAAAACCGTAACTAAAAAATTAAAAGGTAATAAAACTTCTCCAACTATTACCGCTATTAAACCTGGCACAAAATTAACCAGAAAAAGAAAAGAACAAGATGAGTTTGTTAAATCTAGAGATAAAATTTTACAAGGGGTTTCACCAGCAACTAAAACAGAAATTAAAACTAAAAATCCATTAACAACTTTAAAAAGTAAAGTTAAAAATATTTTAACTCCAAACGAACTTGCTAAAGGTGGCAGAGTTGGTTTAAAAAAAGGAACTCCAAAAAGAAAAACAAACGTAGAAAAAATTAAAAAAGCTTTTGGCTCTAAAAAAAGTTTAGGAATGCAAAGTGTTATTTATGGATTAGATAAAAATCCTAATATAAC